CCAATGTTCAGATGGTCGGGGACCACTTCTTGGTTCGTGGTTATGAAGATGGAAAACACTTTATGACTCGTGAGAAGTTCAACCCGACTCTTTTTGTCCCTTCTAATAAGAAAACTAAATATCAAACCTTGAATGGGGAGTATGTAGAATCAGTTCAACCTGGATCTGTTCGTGATTGTCGTGAGTTTATTAAAAAGTATGAGAATGTAGAGAACTTTAAAATCTATGGAAACACATATTACATCTATCAATACATTTCTGAAAACTATCCAGAAGAAGAATTAAAGTTTGATATTAGTAAAATTAAACTTACAACGATTGATATTGAGGTTGCATCAGAAAACGGGTTCCCAGATGTTGAATCTGTTGCTGAAGAAGTTCTTCTTATTACAATTCAAGATTATACAACTAAACAAATTCGCACTTGGGGTCTTGGACCTTTTAAGAACCAGCAAAAGAATGTGATCTATAGATCCTTTCAAACTGAGAAAGATCTATTGATGGATTTTATTAACTGGTGGATGATTGAAGAAAATACACCTGAAGTTGTAACTGGATGGAATAGCAAGTTATATGATATTCCATACCTGGTTCGCCGCCTGGATCGCGTTCTTGGTGAAAAACTAATGAAGCGTATGTCACCTTGGGGTTTAGTAACAGAGGATGAGACTTATATCTCTGGTCGTAGGCATATTTGTTACGACATTGGTGGTATTTCTCAGTTGGATTATCTTGATCTTTATAAAAAATTTACTTATAAGACACAGGAATCTTATCGTCTGGATTATATTGCCGAAGTTGAACTGGGACAAAAGAAACTAGATCACTCCGAGTTTGATACCTTTAAAGACTTTTATACAAAGGGTTGGCAGAAGTTTGTAGAATACAACATTAAGGACGTGGAACTTGTTGACCGAATGGAAGACAAGATGAAACTGATTGAACTTGCACTCACGATGGCATATGATGCTAAAGCAAATTATGAAGATGTATTTTCTCAGGTTCGCATGTGGGATACAATCATCTATAACTATCTTAAGAAGAGAGATATTGTGATTCCTCCAAAAGAAAAGTCTTCCAAGGATGAAAAGTATGCTGGTGCTTATGTAAAGGAACCTATTCCTGGTATGTATGATTATGTTGTAAGTTTCGACTTAAACAGTCTCTATCCACATTTAATTATGCAATACAACATCTCACCAGAAACTCTTTTAGAGGAAAGACATCCAAGTGTAAATGTGGATAAGATTCTCAATAAGAATCTGACTTTTGAACTCTATAAAGATTATGCGGTATGTGCTAATGGTGCCATGTACCGTAAAGATGTGCGTGGATTTCTTCCAGAACTAATGGAAAAGATCTATAATGAACGAGTTATCTTTAAAAAGAAAATGCTTGCTGCGGAGCAGGAATATGAGAAAACGAAGAATAAACAACTTCTAAAAGAAATCTCCCGTTGCAATAATATTCAGATGGCAAGGAAGATTCAACTTAATTCTGCTTATGGTGCTATCGGCAATCAATACTTTCGTTATTTTAAACTGGCAAATGCTGAGGCAATCACTCTTTCTGGGCAGGTTTCTATTCAGTGGATTATGAATTCTATGAATAGGTATTTAAATAAAGTTCTTAAAACTGATGGTGTAGATTATGTTATTGCTTCAGATACTGACTCTCTTTATATTAATATGGGTCCTCTGGTTGAAGCTGTATTCAAAGGAAGAGAGAAAACTACTCAAGGCGTTGTTTCGTTCCTTGATAAGGTCTGTAAGGTGGAATTTGAAAAATATATTGAAAGTTCTTACCAAGAATTGGCGGACTATGTGAATGCTTATGACCAAAAAATGTTTATGAAGCGTGAGTGTATTGCTGAGCGTGGTATTTGGACTGCGAAGAAGCGATATATTCTAAGTGTTTGGGATAGTGAGGGAGTTCGTTATGAGGAGCCAAAACTTAAAATTAAAGGTATTGAGGCAATCAAATCGTCTACTCCTGCTCCCTGTCGTAAAATGCTCAAAGAATCTTTCAATATTATGATGAGTGGTTCTGAGCAAGATATGCTTAATTTTATTGATAAATGTCGTAAAAAATTTAATCAACTTCCACCAGAACAAATTGCATTTCCAAGATCTGCTTCTGATGTTCGTAAATATTATTCATCTTCTGACATTTATATTAAAGGAACACCTATTCATATTCGTGGCGCTTTATTATTTAATCACTATATTAAAGAAAAAAAACTTACAAATAAGTATTCTTTAATTAATAATGGTGAAAAAGTCAAGTTTATTTTTCTTAAAAAACCAAATATAATTAGGGAAAATATAATTTCATTTATTTCTGATTTTCCAAAGGAACTTGGTCTTGACAAATATATTGATTATGAACTACAATTTGAAAAGAGTTTCATTGATCCGCTCAAATCTATTCTTGATATTATTGGGTGGAAAACAGAACAAACAGTAAACTTAGAGTCATTTTTTTCTTGATGGATTTACCAATTAACGAAAAGGAACTGAATACAATTATTAGTGCCATGAGATTTAGTGGTGATTCGGCACTATATCAAAAGTTATGGATGTATAAAATGAATTATTTAAAAACTGAGGAGAAAAAATAATGGATTTTTTAAAAGATATTGTAAAAGAAATTGGTGATGACTACACAAAGTTAGCATCAGATATTGATGAGACTGAAACTTATGTTGACACAGGTTCGTATATTTTTAATGCACTGGTTTCAGGTAGCATATTTGGCGGTGTATCTGGGAATAAGATTACTGCTATTGCTGGAGAGTCTTCTACTGGAAAGACTTTCTTCTCTCTCGCTGTGGTTAAGAATTTTCTCGATAATCATCCCGATGGTTATTGTCTCTACTTTGATACTGAAGCTGCTATTACTAAATCTCTTTTAGAATCCCGTGGAATTGATACTTCTCGTCTTGTGGTTGTCAATGTTGTTACTGTTGAAGAGTTTCGTGGAAAGGCACTCAAAGCAGTAGATCTTTATCTTAAAAAACCTGTAGAGGAACGCAAACCTTGTATATTTGTGTTAGACTCTTTGGGTATGCTCTCGACTGAGAAAGAGATTACTGATGCACTGAACGATAAGCAAGTTCGTGACATGACCAAATCACAACTTGTAAAAGGTGCTTTCCGTATGCTTACTCTTAAGTTAGGTAAAGCAAAAATTCCTATGATTGTGACCAATCACACATATGATGTCATAGGTTCTTATGTTCCTACTAAGGAGATGGGTGGTGGTAGCGGTCTTAAGTATGCCGCTTCTACTATCATATATCTCAGTAAGAAAAAGGAAAAAGATGGAACTGAGATTATTGGAAATATTATTAAGGCAAAAACTCAAAAATCACGATTAAGTAAGGAGAATCAAGATGTGGAGATTCGTCTTTTTTATGATGAACGCGGTCTTGATCGATATTATGGATTACTTGAACTCGGTGAGATTGGTGGTTTATGGAAAAATGCTGCAGGTCGCTACGAAATTAATGGTAAAAAGATTTATGGAAAAGAAATACTCAAAAACCCAGAGCAATACTTTACTGATGAAGTGATGCAAAAACTTGACGAGATTGCGAAAGAAGAATTTTCCTATGGTTGATCTACAGGATTTAATTCATGTCTATGAGAACTCTTTAGAATCTGATGTTTGTGATTTTTTGGTTTCTCTTTTTGAACAGTGTTCAGATAAACATGAGCGATATGATAATAATGGAAAACCAAATTTTACACAATTTAATTTAACTGAAAATAGAGAATTATCTTCAGAGATTAATCAAGTACATAATCACATTATTAGAAAAATTTTTGAATATCGTGACAAGTATTATGAGTTTGTGGACAAAAGAGTATTTCCCGAAGAACATGCACTTGAACAATTTAGAATTAAGAGATATAATTCTGGTGGTGATGATTGGTTTGACACTCATGTGGATGTAACCAATCATGAATCAGCAAGGAGATTTTTGTCTTTTATGTGGTATTTAAATGATGTAGAATCAGGAGGAAATACAGTTTTCACAGATATGAGTATTAGTCCAAAAAAAGGAACTCTTGTAATGTTTCCTCCTCTTTGGATATATCCTCATCGTGGAGAAGCGCCTTTATCTGGACCAAAGTATATTATTAGCACATATTTACATTATAAGTAATGGAACGAATTGAACAGACAATCCTACGAAACTTAGTTTTTAATGAAGAATATTCACGCAAAGTCATACCTTTCATACAACCAGATTATTTTGAGCAAAAGGCGGAGAAGGTCATTTTTGAGGAGATTGTTCAATTTATTGTTAAATACGGTTCAGCAATCACGATTGAAGCACTCGGTATTGAGGTAGAAAATCGTACTGATCTTAATGAAACTGAAGTCAAAGAGATTCGAGAAATCAATTCTTCTTTGAATGATGCTCCTGTAGAAAAACAGTGGTTGCTTGATACTACAGAAAAGTGGTGTAGAGATCGTGCAATCTATTTGGCACTTATGGAGTCTATTCATATTGCTGATGGAAATAATGAGAAGAAAAATCGTGATGCGATTCCAAGCATTCTTTCTGATGCTCTAGCAGTATCATTTGATAATAATATCGGTCACGATTATCTTCAGAACTATGAGGAGCGTTATGAGTTTTATCACAGAAAAGAAGATAAGATCGAGTTTGATCTGGAATATTTCAACAAAATCACAAAGGGTGGTCTCCCTAATAAGACTCTCAATATCGCTCTCGCTGGGACGGGTGTTGGGAAATCGTTATTCATGTGTCATGTGGCTAGTTCCGTCCTACTGCAAGGCAGGTCCGTTCTCTATATCACTCTTGAAATGGCAGAAGAGCGAATTGCAGAAAGGATTGATGCGAACCTTCTCAATGTCCCGATTCAACAACTGGTTGATCTCCCACGCTCGACATTTGAGAACAAAGTAAATAGTATTGCAAAGAAGACACAAGGTTCTTTGGTAATCAAAGAGTATCCAACTGCATCAGCACATAGTGGACACTTTAAGGCGCTTCTTAATGAACTTTCACTTAAGAAGTCATTTAGACCTGATATTATTTTTATTGATTACCTTAATATATGTGCTTCCAGTAGATATAAATCAAATCTTTCTGTGAATTCATATTCATATATTAAGGCAATTGCTGAAGAACTTCGCGGTTTGGCAGTGGAATTCAATGTTCCTATTGTCTCTGCTACTCAGACTACTCGTTCAGGTTTTGGTAGTTCTGATGTAGAATTAACTGATACTAGTGAGTCCTTTGGTCTTCCTGCTACTGCTGATCTTATGTTTGCCCTTATTAGCACTGAAGATTTGGAGGGACTTGGGCAGATTATGGTGAAGCAATTGAAGAATCGTTATAATGACCCTACTATCTACAAGAGGTTTATTGTAGGTATTGATCGTGCAAAAATGCGTCTTTATGATTGTGAACAAACCGCACAAAAAGACATACTTGACTCTGGAAACGAAGACGAGTATAATGATACTGAAGACAAGAAACCCAAAAAGTCGTTTGAAGGATTTAAATTTTAATGGAAACCAAACAAGTTAATTTTAATAAGTATGCTGAGTTTGTGGATGCCGTCACTTCTGATGCATCCAAAGACTTTCTTGCTCTCTCTGATCGTCTGGTAGAACTGGATGAGAAAGGTGCTAATATTGAACGACTCCTGACTGCTGCCGTTGGTATCAATGCCGAAGGTGGTGAGTTTATGGAAATCGTGAAGAAGATGGTGTTTCAGGGCAAACCTTATAATGAGGACAACCGCGAGCACCTGATTATTGAACTGGGTGATATTATGTGGTATGTTGCCCAAGCATGTATGGCACTTGATATTACTCTTGATGAAGTCGTTGCTCGTAATGTTCAAAAACTTCTCAAGCGTTATCCTGAAGGTGCTTTTGATGTTTACTTCTCCGAAAACCGTGCTTCTGACGACCGATGACTAAACAAAAACAAGTAACAATTAAAATGGATCTTCGTTCTGCTGCTGCAGTTCGTCAAGTTCTTTTTGAACATCAAAAGGGGCATAGTTATCAATTCCCTTCAGAAAGAATTAATGATCTTCGTAATGTAATTTACAATCTTGATGATAAGATTGCATGTGCAATTGATCCAGAATAAATATTTCAAAAAATGTCTTTGATTGGAAAAAGAAAAGGAAGATCAACTACAAGAATTCAATTTGATTTAATTCTTAAAAACTTTAAAGTCTTTCTTAAAAGAGAACTTCGTTTAACTTATGATGTTCCAGTCATTCTTGTAGATGATGCCGATTTTGCAAAAAAAATTACCGCATTTGGACAAATCTCAAAAGAAAATGTAATTCATTTGAGTATTATTAATCGGCATCCTATGGACATTATGAGAACTCTTGCGCACGAGTTCATACATTATAAGCAGCATATGGAAAAGGGAATTCATCATAGAAGTTCTAATGCTGGAAGTCCAACAGAAAATCAGGCAAATGCGAAGGCAGGAGAACTGATGAGAAAATATGGACAACTTCACCCAGAATTATTTGACCTTATGCCACTTAGGTGACATAAGGTTTTTTATTTAACTTAAAGTAATGGCATCATTAGATAAAAAAGTTCTTTCACAAAGAAATAATTTTAATATTTTTTTAAATAGAATTAGAACAGGTGGGAAATTTGTTTTATCAGATTCTAATG